ATACAATATTGTATATGGGCAAAAAGTTTGGTCAATGATTAACCGTGAAATTAATGCACTTTCAATGCTTCCTAAGAAACCTTGGAAGTCTAGCGGTTGGAGAATGCTAAAGAGCCGAGCAATTGGTGGTAATGGAGATACTTTCTCTGTTTCTGACGCTGATGATTTGGGCGGTACTGCTGAAAACGCAGCACTTTCTAGCATTACTAACGTTAAGCCAGATTACACAACTCTAACTGTAACACCTAAGACAATTGCACATACTTTTGAGATTTCTGAAATCGCACAAATGATGGCAGGTCTTGATGATGGTATTGGAGACCTTATTTCTAATTACCGTGAAGAAGTAGGTATTACACACGCAGAAGTTATGAATGCTATGGTATTGCAAGATTTGACTGATGTAGCGGGTAAGGGTCTTGACCATTCTGGATTTAGTGGTGCAGATGATATTCTTACACCTTTGTATAAGATTATCGCAACACACGCTGAAACAAATGCTATGGGTAACTATGCAAATAAGAATGATTTGTATGGACAAACACGGGCATCTTCTGGAACAGAATACCTAGAATCTTACGTTGATTCTAATTCTGGAACAGACCGAAACCTAACAGTTAATTTGCTAAATACTGCACTTCGCAGTTTGATGGCAAGAGGCGGAGACCCTAAGGTTATTCTAACTGGATATGATACAATTCAAACTTTGGGAGAATTGCTTCAAGCACAGGAAAGATTCATGGGTCGTACAGAAGTAGTTCCTTCCCATTCGGGAATTAAGGGAGTTTCTGGCCGAGAAATGGGATTCCGTGTTGCAACATATCACGATATTCCTATTATCCCAGTTAAGGATATGCCAAATGGTGGCGCAGGACTTTCAGATATGCTAATTCTAGATACTGACCATTTGTTCCTTTGCACACTTAAGCCTACTGAATACTTTGAAGGTGGAATTAATGCTGATGTATTCGGACATGGAAAACTAGGACATCGTGGACTTTACCGAACTGTTGCTGAAACTGTATGTACTTACTTTAGAGGACAAGGCAAGATAATTGACCTTCAATGAGGTGTTTTAAATGGGATTAAATGCAATTACATTTATAGCAGACCATCTAGGTTCTACTGCACCAAAGGTTCAAGGACATTATTACTATGTTGATTTTATTCTTAATGTAACTAAGGGTGCTACTGCTTCGGTAACAACAACAGTAGATTATACTGCGGCTACTAATACGATTCTTCGTAAAAGTGGAACTGCTCTTAATGCTTCAACAACATACACCGTTGGTAGTACAATTACTTTAGGTTCTTCTGCTACTGGTGGAAATGACGGTGAATTTACTATTGTTAGTATTGACGGTGCAGACACTATGGTTATTTCAGCACTTGGAACTAATGCTACTGATGATGAAATTACTATTGTTGGTAATAACTTTACACTTGTTGCTTCGGATTTGGGACTTTCCCGACTTAGCCACATTGAAGTTATGGCGCAGGAAAACAACTTGGTTCAACTAAATACAAAACTTTTAACTACGGGTGCTTTACAAAACAGTACAAGTTCCGCTACTATTGGTGAGTATTTGCTTCTTGAACCATCCACACTTTCAACAGGTGCGGTTGTTGCTGGAGACATTGGTACATTTAGAGTTAGAGCATACGGACTACTTTGAGGTGATATAATGAAGGTAAAAAATACTACTGGCGGAACTAAAGTAGTTCTAGGTATATCTTATCTAGGTAATCAAGAATTTGATGCCGATGAAGAAATGCGTGGTATTTTTATAAGAAACGGTTTTACCATTTTGGAAGAAACTGTTGTGGAGGAAGTGGAAGAGATTGTTGAGGAAAACGATGAAACAGTCTCTCCACTCCCCGACTTAGATTCTATGACTAAGAGAGAATTACAAGCACATCTCCGAAGTCTAGGTATTTCTTATAAAATGTCTCAATCTAAGGCTAACTTGATAGATTTACTTAGTGAAGAAGAGTAACTTTTATTAGTTACTAGTCTTTGCCATTAACTAAGAGGATGATAATATGACTATAAATTCAACGAAAATAACAGCGAACACTCAAGTTTCCCCAATAGGTGGAAAGTTTGATGGATTTATTTACCATAATGGTGCTACTGCATCTGTGGTAAATGTATTCGATAGCAAGGTGGCAAACTTGGCTTTCCCTTGTAATTATAATAACGACCCCACTATTGTTACAGTAGATACTACACTTTTGAAAGTGGGTATGTTTGTTACTGGTACTGGAATACCTGATGGTGCTAAAATTGCATCTATCACAAATGGTACAGATTTTGAACTAAGTGCTAGTACAACAGGTGGTAATACTGTGGGAAGTTTATTAACATTTATTGATGGGGATAACCAGATTGGTAAATTTATAATTGCTGCTAATACATCTAATGTAATTAGAGGTCTAAGTATTGTTTGTCGAAATGGAATAAAGATTATTGCTGATAATTTTACAACACTAGAGATTTACGCCCTTACTAATTAGGGGGTGTAAATATAACTAATATACCAGAATTTTCATACATAACTCCTGAGGCTATTAAAACAGGTACAGGCGATGCCATAGTTAAAAAGTCATGGAATGTAGAATCAGCGAAAGATGCTATCCTTTCATACATTATATATGAGGCATCTGCCATAAATGATAGCATTAAAAGTAAAATTAATAAAATAACCACCAAATTTAGCCTAAAGAACATGGTTACATTTTTGAGTAAGAATCACAATGTAGGTGGTTACGATGACTCAGAGTTCGACAAGATTAACAAAGATGCGCTAAAGCAAATTAGCGATATACGTTTGGTTGATTTGATAGGTATTAAATCTGAGGGGGAAGATGTAATAACTGCGAAGGAAGTATTAGAAGGTTACTTTGACGATAAAACTAAAGAAAGATTAGGAAATCATTTGTCCTATGCAAAACAACATGATGATATGATAATTGTTATGAAAAGGGTGGGGGATAAATTAGAAAACGCAAGAACTTCATCGGCTTCTAAAATTAAACAATTTACAGTAGGCGACCTAATGGATGAGAGGAAAACAAATCTTGACTTTATTACATTCTTTGATATTTTTAACGAAGACTTTGTGGAATACTTTGGTGAATTGTTACCTGTATATACAGAAGTTATGACAGACAAACAAATTCAAGAAGAAATAAAAAATTATCTTAAAACGATTGAAGATGAAGACGAGAAAAAAGCAATTGCAATTAGGGGATTATCTAAGGGTGTTTCTGATTATATGCAAATGGTAATCGGTAATTATGTTTCTGGAATGTTTGATGTAAAAAATTTAAGTACAGTTGAGGGAAGATTAACTGAAGCAGGGTTAAAGGTTGATGAAGGTATTTACAATTATAGAACAATGGCTAGTATGAAAATTTCACCAACAGAAATAACTGTTATTCAAAATCAACTTTTACCCTTAGGTGAAGGTAATGCTAGAAGAATGGCTCAAGAAATTTTTGGAACTGATTCGGTAATTCAAACATCTTTAACGGGTGAAGGTATTGCAAGTGTTAGTGATGTTGGATTTGACCCTGCTCAAGATTATAGTGGTAAAAATACAGTCGAAATTAATTTAGAAGCCATGTCTCAAGAAGAATGGGATAGATTGTTAGTAACACTAATAGAATACGGTGGTCAAGGGAGAAGTAGGTCATTACAAGGTAAAGCAAAACGCATTGTTATGGATGCAGTTGAAACATTTATTCAAGAAAAGAAAGCAGAAATTTTTGGCTCTTTACCAGAATTTGCTAATTTTGACAATATGCTAACTAGTAAAATAGAAAGCATTTACGAAGCGGCTAAGAAGCGTAAAATGGTTAGCCCTAAACAAAGGGATGAAGATGATATAGGTGAAAGTGAATCTATTTATTTAAGTCCTGATGATTTATTAGAATATTTTAATCAATTATTAACAAGTGGAAATCTAACAGTAAGTCCACTAAAAGGTAAAAAGGGTTATAAATTAGAAACAAATGAATATAACCCATATACAGCAAAATACGGTGAATCAGTTAGAAAGTTAGAATCAAGGGTAAAAAATGTAGTTAAATTTAGCCCAAAAACAATTAGTTTTGAAGAAGAGGGGAGACAGATAAGAGATAAAGCCAATACACCTATTTTACAACTTAGGGAAATTTTTGATAAAGATGATGCGTCATTTACTAAACAAATGAGAAAAATGCACAGTCAAGTTAAAAGTAATTTATCTGGTGATTTCAATAAATTGCTAGGTTTTATTCAAATTTTTACTGATGAAAATGAAGATGAAGCATTTGATGAAGAATCTTTTAACAATATTGATTTTAACATTAATGAAATTAACGAGAGTTATGTACCATTTGTAGAATTTATGGTTAATGTTGGTGAACTTGTAGATGACAGGCAACAGTTCGTAAACACTATGAAACAATTGGCACTTAATGAAGAAAGATTGGAAGTAATTGTTGATAGTTTTTCTTTAATGATTAATGAAATTGGTAATAAGATAGAACAGGGTTCTCAAGGTGTAGAAGAAGAACAGGAAGAAGATGAATCAGATGAGGAATTTTCAGAAAGACTAAGAGAAAGGGAAGAATTTGATGACCAATCTACGGCAGGGTTTGGAAGCATAGCAGATACATTTAGAGATAGTTTGTATAATATATTTCAAGGTATCATGTTTGACGGACTAATGAATCCTAATTATGAACAGGTGGGGAAGGATAAACTATTGAACCTTTTACAAAGAGCCACAGAATCAGATACTAATAAAGCGGGAATCCCCAAAGAAAGTATAGATGGTATCATTAAAATTTTGGAAAAGGTGGAATATGTTATAGATAATCTAAATGATGTACAAAAGAAAGCAATAAAGGCGTTTATACCTAAGGTTACTATTACCGAAGGGCGTGTCCATGTCCGAGAAGGGCAAGACGAAGAGATACAATTAATGTTCAAGGCATTAAGTGAAACAATGGCAGGAAGTAAATTAGGAGATGTAACTACTTATGGTAATTTAAGACTTGATGTAACTATTACTGATAACAGTTTTACCTTTAGTGGGAAGTATAATATTTTAGGAAATGTTAGACCTCAAATTGCTAGAACATACATAAGTTATGGTAAGGATTCTAGAGACACTACTACTGCCGCAGGGTATAAAGTGGCAAACTTAAAAGGTGGTACAATGATTGAGAAAGCCCTTTTAGAAAGTTTAGAAAGGATTCGTATTGCAATAAATACGGTTGGACAGGCGATATAATTATAAATAAGAAAAAGGAGTAATAAACATGGTTAAGATAGTAACACCTTCGGACACGGCACTTAATGTGGTTAATTATGATGGTGGAGTAGGGAGTTATACTACTGCTGTTAAAGTAGCCGCATTACTAGGTATTTCAGATTTTATTTCGTCAAGTTCAGGTACGGCTACATCTCCAACATTGGAAGAAGTAGGGGATTTAATCAGAAGGGCGGAAGATTACATAGATGAATTTTCAAATAATTCGTGGAGAGAAAATCTTGTAGAAAACGAATTTCACGACTTTTCTTCTAGCGATAAATTCAAAAGTTACTATTCGGACTATGTGGGCAAGGTGAGGCTAGAAAATGAGAATATCAGAAAGATTATCCGTATAGCCACATGGGAAGGAAGTGTTTACAAAGACTTAGCATCAGCCGTTGCTACTGTAACAATTAGTGATTACACAAATGTAACTAGTGTGGTACTAAGTATTGGTGGGATAACTTGGACATTGGAAGCAGGTACAGATGGGAATGTAGCAAAGTTTAACAAGTTATTTGGTAAAAGAACTACTGCTATGGAACTTTGTTATCTAATTAATGAACAACCCCCTAGCATTACTTCTACATTTACAGGTGCTACTGCTAATAAAGCATTAGTCGCTAGCACTAAAAATATTTCAGATTTCTTTTACGCTAATCTAGAAGAAGATGAAACAGTTACAATTGTTTCATTACTTCCAGGTTCAGATGGGGAGAATTGCACTATTGTAGTTAATGGGTCGGGTATTAGTAAAACCGACTTCACTAATAAAGAAGAATATGACAGAAATCAAGATTGGTGGGATATGAGAGATACTGGGGATATATTTTTCAGAAGCGATTATCCCATCAGAAAAAAACATTCAATTAAGTTTACCTATACTTATGGTAATCAACGTGTTCCAGCAGTTATCGAAGATGCGGCTACTAAATTAGTAGCATGTGAGTTAATTGCCTCAGATGATTCGTATGTCCTATTAGGAAACGATTCTACAAATGGTATGGATTTAAAGAGTAAATATGATACCTATAAGGCTGATGTAGAAAAGATTCTAAAGATGAAGAAGCGATTTATATACTATTTAGATGGTGATTGATATGAACTGGCAAGAAATCATAAAAAAAAGACAATTATCTAAAAGATTAGGTTTAGGTAAAATACTAACCGAAGCAATAGAAACTTATTTACCTAATTTACCAGACACATTTACTAATTCTGAATTACGAACAGAAGAATTTAAAGAACACTTTAAAAAATTATGTTACGAATATTACCCTAATGAAAAGGGACTTACTATGTGGTTTAATCATAAATCAACAAATTTCATAACACAATTTGCTAAAGCATATATCATTAGTGGAAATTTACCTTTAGAGATAACTTATAAGGATATTAAAAGTGGGGGTGTATCGGGTTCCCCAGTTTACAGAAAAACTGATTTAATTAAATCTGATAAGATAGAAAAGAAAAGACCAAGTTTAGGAAAAAGGTTAGGTTTAGGAAAAATATTAATTGAAGCCATAGAATTATATTTACCTAATTTACCAGATACATTTAGTAATGCAGATTTACAAAACGAAGAATTTAAAAGACATTTTAAGAAAGTGATTTTGACACATCATGGTAATGATAATGGTAGAATTACCTCATGGATGAATCATAAAGCAGAAGAATTCATTAGTCAATTTACTAAGAGATATATTGAAAGTTCAAACTTACCTTTAGAGATAACTTATAAAAGAGATAGCCCAATGTATATTAAAACAGATATAACCAAATCCGATTGGCAGGGTATACTTCAAAAAAAAAGTAAAGCCCGTCGAAAGAAAGGTTCAAAGACTAAAAAAGATGCCTGTTATTACAAGGTTAGAAGGCGGTATAAGAAATGGCCTTCCGCTTATGCTTCTGGCGCACTAGTACAATGTAGAAAGAAAGGGGCAAAGAATTGGGGTAACAGTAAAAAGAAGTGATTATATGATTGTTTCTACTCCCTACATTGAATGTTATGTTAAAAGGTCTTTCCTATCTGGAAAACCCACTTTTAGAAAAGATGAAACCATTTTCGGTGTCATAAAGGCTATAAGATTTATTCGTAATCGTGCGCCTTTATTTGTAATTTACTTTCCATCATTAGGTGCTTTATATGATAAAGTAGACCAATGTTCCATATTTGACAGGGAGGAAACTCCACAGTACCAGATAACAATGAATGACGTAGGTTGGTGGGATTCTATATCCGATAACTGGCAAATGGTTCAAATAGAGGGTCTAAGAAACTGTACCATATTTATGAAGAATAGAAAAGATGAGATAAGAAAGGGTACTTATTTATGGACTTGCGACCCCTTACCAGAAAGAAATGTAGACTATGGACTTTCGCAAGTTTGGAATGAACATAAAACTAAAACCTTTTTCTTTGATGAGAAGTCAGGAGTATTATGTAGTGGTCCAAATAACAAGATTAAAATAATAGATTCAAGTTTATCACCATTAGAGATGCAAGATACATCTTGGTTGAGGGTTTATAACGATAGAGATTATCCAGAAAGAATTACAATGGAAGATGAATCTAGATTCGGAGATACAGAAGAGTGGAGTTATTAATATGTGGTGGAATATATTAAAAAATAATGAAGCGACTAACGCATTGTTAGAAATTTTAAAGGAAAGTCTTGTAACCACTATACCATATCATATTGAATCAATGTCATATATGAATAGGGCTTTAAAACAACCTGTTGATTATAAACAAATTAGAGATGCTTTTGCCGCAACATGGGCTAATGCCAAAAGAGTTGTTCCTTTAGATGACGGTTGGACTACACGTTTCTTGGGTGATGGTTATTCTTTTAATCAAGTAAATTGGAATGTCATTACTAAAGAAGTAATGAAAATGTATGATAACATTATTGATAATATTTGAGGTGTAGTTATGGAAGATTGGTTTGATATTATTAGTAAGAAAAGTAAAGCCAGAAGAAAGAAGCATTCTAAAAGAACTAAGAAAAAGCGAAGTGGCGATAACTTTAAAAGAGAAAAGGATGAGGGATTACATGGTTGGTTCTCAAGAAGGGGCGGGAAGCAAAAGAAGGGCGGTAAAACTCAAAGTGGTTGGATTGCTTGTGGAACTTGCAAAGATAAAGGAGGACCAAAACCTTGTGGAAGAACAGATGCTTCTAAAGGGAGAAAGAGAAGGTGTAGACCTACTTGTGCCGCTTGTAAAACTTATAAAAGGAGGAAAGGAAAATGAAG